CCTTGCCGGACTCCCCACCGGCCGCGGCCTGACCGCTCCCCACGGTCCCCGCACTGACCCGCCGGCGCCCTCCTTAACCGAAGGAGAGCGCGATGGCCGCACTGAACTACGCCCGCTTCCCCGGCCCCGGCGACCTGCCGGGGGACAGCCGCAGCCCGAACAGCCCGGACTACGTCGAGCCCGCGTTCTCGCGCGAGGACGCCTCGTTCGGCGTTGCCGACCGCCTGCACAAGGCGCGCGAGGACGGCTACCTGCTTGAGGCCGTTGCCAACGCCAGCCCGGCGCTGGAGTGGCTCGCAAACAACGCAGAACTTCCCGCGCTGATGCGGGCCGACTTCGCCCACCTGGTGGGCGAGTCCGCCCGGATCGCGCGGATGGTCGATGCCGAATGGGACGCGCTGAACGCGCCGGAGCGTGCGGCATGAGCGCGCCCGTGGACGTGCTGGCGGTGCTGTCGGACCTCGCCGCCGACATGGGCGACACGCCCGGCACAACCGGGCACCAGATCGCGCAGGTTCGCGCCGCCGTGGCTGAGCTGATCGAGGCGGCATCCGATATTCGGATAAATTCCGGCGCAATCGAATTGGGCCGACTTGCCGCCGCCCTCGCCCGTGCTGGGGGTGCTCCGTGATGGCTGCCGACGTGCCCATTGTGTGCCGCATCTGCGGCGCTCAGGCCGCTGTCCCTGAGCGCCAGATCGCCAAGAGCTACGACCGCCGCTGCCGCGGCTGCCGCGCCGAATATGCCCGCAAGATGCGCGCTGAACGCAAAACGGCCGGGCTGCCTCGCCAGCGCAATCCCGAGCGCGAACGGGAATACTCGCGGGAGCGTGCCAAAGACCCAGTCGTGCGCCGTCGCCGAGCGGATGCGATGGCGCGCTACCAGCGTGACCCCATGCTTCGTCCCCGCCACGAGGCCCGCTGGAAGGTAAGGCGGGAAATTGAGGCCGGGCGCATGTCCCGCCAGTCCTGCGAGGGCTGCGGAAACGAGAAGACCCAGGCGCACCACGACGACTATACAAAGCCGCTGGACGTGCGCTGGCTCTGCGGCGGCTGTCACCGCGAATGGCACAAGCACAACACACCAATTTACGCCCGCGTGCAGGGAGGCCGCGACGATGGCTGACATCCACCGCGGAAACGATGGCATCGACCCCGGCACCTGGACCGGCTGGTCCGGCCCCAACGAGCGCCCGCCGCTGCCGCAGTACCCGCAACCCGGCGACCTGCCGCCCACGCCACCGCCGGTGGAAACGTTCGAGCAGGCGCTGGCGCGTGCAGCGCGCGGGATGGTGCTGGCTGACCTGGCCTTCAACCTCGCGTTTCTCGTGGGAGGTGTGGTGGTTGGCCTGCTGCTGAGCGCGCTGTTCGGGGGTGCGCCGTGAGCCGCCGCGACCGACTCGCTGCTGCCGCCTGCTACGCGATTGTGTTCGTCGTGCTGCCGGCCCTGCCATTCATCGCCGCCGCATTTCGCGGCTGGCGACCCTGACCACCCACGCGCCGGCATCGCCGGCAAAGGAATCCAACGTGAAGTTCGAGATCAAGAACCGCTGGACCGGGGGCGTCCAGTACACCGTCGAACTCTCCGCCGAAGTAGCAGGCATGTCATATGGTGTGCAATTGGGTTTTGCCGTCAGGTCTGCGATTGCGAGCGATGCCGTCCTGAGCGGTGCCGACCTGAGCGATGCCGACCTGAGCGGTGCCGACCTGCGCGGTGCCGACCTGCGCGGTGCCGTCCTGCGCGATGCCGTCCTGAGCGGTGCCGACCTGAGCGATGCCGTCCTGCGCGGTGCCGTCCTGAGCGGTGCCGACCTGAGCGATGCCGACCTGAGCGGTGCCGACCTGCGCGGTGCCGTCCTGCGCGATGCCGTCCTGAGCGGTGCCGTCCTGAGCGGTGCCGTCCTGAGCGATGCCGTCCTGCGCGGTGCCGCATGCCCAGTCACTATCCCCAACATCCACCAGGCCGTGTATGAGGCAGCATCGAAACCGGGCGCTCTGCGCATGGAATCGTGGCACCACCAATGCGGCACTGCGCACTGCCGCGCGGGCTGGGTTGTGACGCTCGCAGGCGACGGCGGCCGCGCCCTGGAATGGGCCATGGGGACTGCTGCGGCGGCGGCCATCATCTACCTAGCCAGCGACCCCGCTCTGGAGCGCGTGCCGGATTTCTATTGCAGCAACCACGAGGCGCTGGAGGACATGCGCCGACTCGCAGAGATGGAGGCTCGGGCCGCATGACAACGCTCGCCCACCTGTCTATCTACCGCGCCCGTGGTCGGGCACCGATCCCCGCACCGAGCAACGAGGACCGCAGGCGCGCGTTTGAGCGCGCACTGATCGACCTGCGGCCGGTACGGCTGGACAACTACATGCGGTGGCCGCACCAGGCCGCAGAGCGGCGGAAGCATCTGACGAAGTGAGCTATCCAACGGCGTAGACGGGCGCCGGGGCTGGCGATAGCCGGCCGGTTGGATGAGGGAGGCCCGCCCCCTCTAAAGCCGTCAGCGGGACCAATTACTACACGCCGGGCGTGCCCGGCTGGAGATTCCGATGAGCGCAGTAGTCAAGCAAGACCTCATGCCGACGACGGCCGACAACGAGGGCGCCACGATCCTGTCGGTGATCTCGCGCGCCGCAAGCGATCCCAACGTCGATATCGACAAGATGGAGCGCCTGCTGCAGATGCACGAGCGGATGCAGGCCAAGCAGGCTGCATCTGAGTTTGCCTCGGACCTGGCCGAAATGCAGGACAAGCTGCCGAGTATCGGTGAGCGCGGAAACGCGGCCGGCCGGTACACATATGCACTGTGGGAGGACATCAACGCGGCGATCAAGCCAATTCTGCGGGCGCACGGATTCTCGCTGACATTTCGAACGGATTTCAGCGACGGCATCACCGTGACCGGCGTGCTGCTGCACAGGTCGGGTCACCGCGAGGAAACCTCGATCAAGCTGCCGGCGGACAGCAGTGGAAACAAGAACGCCGTACAGGCAGTGGCGTCGAGCGTCTCCTACGGAAAGCGGTATACCGCTGGCGCGCTGCTGAACCTGACCAGTCACGGCGAGGATGACGATGCCTACTCAGCGTCGGGCGCCTACGACTACTCGGCGTGGCGAGACGCGATCAAGGGCGCCGCTGACAAGGCCGAGTTGGACGGAATTGCGGCCGAACTCAAGTCCCAGCAAAACATCCCGAAGGAAGCCATGAAGGCGATTCGCGCCCTGTGGTCCGCCAGGGCCAAGGAGATCGCGGCGTGAAGGCCAATGTGCAGCAGGAATCTAATGACTGGATGCAGGCCAGGGTCGGCAAGTTCACCGCCTCCCGGTCAGGGGATCTCATGGCGCGCGCGAAGTCGGGGCCGTCCGCTTCTCGCGGAAACCTGATCGCGCGGATGGTGTGCGAAAGGCTGACGGGTCAGCCCGTGGAGACGTATCAGAACGACGCCATGCGGCGCGGCACGGAGTTGGAGGCCGAGGCGCGGGACGCATACAGCTTCTCAACCGGGCAGACCGTGACGGAGTGCGGGTTCATCCGTTGCGACACGATTCCGAACACAGGTTGCAGTCCGGACGGGCTGGTTGGAAATGACGGCCTGCTGGAGATCAAGTGCCCCGCCAGCGAAGCAAAGCACCTGGACGCCCTGATTCGCGGCCAGCACGCCAAGGAATACCACTGGCAGCTCCAACACCAGATGTTGGTCACGGGACGCGCATGGGTCGATGCCGTGAGTTACGACCCGCGCTGGCCCGATCACTTGCAGCTGGCGATTGTCCGCGTCCAGCGCGACGAGGCTGCTATCGCCGATCTCGCCCAAGCGATCCGCGAGGCGGACGCCGAGATCGAGGCATTCATTGCAACCTTACAACAGAAGGCAGCCTGACAATGAACAACTTCAATGCCATTGGCCGAGTCGGAAAGGACGCCGCGACCCGCTTCACGCAAGGCGGCGATCCGGTGACCGGGTTCTCGCTGGCCGTTGACTCCGGCTATGGCGACAAGAAGCAAACCCTGTGGCTGGATTGCAGCGCGTGGGGCAAGCGATACGAAAGCGTCGCGCAATACATCACCAAGGGCTCGCAGCTTGGCGTGACGGGCGAACTCGGCACCCGCGAGCATGAGGGCAAGACCTACCTGACCCTGCGCGTGTCGGACGTGACGCTGGTCGGCGGCAAGGGCGAAGGCTCCGCAGGCTCAGGCGGCGCCCGAGGCGGCGCACCCCAGCGTGAGCGCCCGCAGCGTGCGACCGACCAGGCGCGCGATGACTTCCAGGACGACGACATCCCGTTCATTACACAGAGGGGGGCGTGGTGATGGCCGGCGAGACCAACAGCAGTTCTCTTCCCTCTGCCGGCGACACCGTCGAGATCGCCGTCCCGTCGCACGAGTCGCGCTGGCAGCACGGCCTGGAGGTCGGGCAGCAGGTGACCG